AGCACGACTTTATCCCACCGCAGATCAACGGTAAAGACATAGACAAGTACATTACCCGCCAGCTCATACCTTCTATGCGCAGAGCATTTGCCGATGGTGGCTATGAGTTTGCCAAAGAGGGTGCGGTAGAACAAGACAACATTATCCTGGTGGTAGCCAAAGGTAACCTCTATCGGATCAACGAGGATTACTCATGGGAAAGATCTGCTGACAATATGTATGTCGCTGGCAGTGGTGAGAAGTTTGCTCTTGGTGCAATGGCTGCTTTATCTGGTGGTGCGATGGTTGATGACCCAGTTAAAGCTCGCAAGATCATTACAAAAGCAGTACAAATCGCTAGTAAATACGATGCTTATACCGGTGGAAAAATTACAGTTACTTTGGTTCAAGAGAATAAGTAATGCCTACCTTTATGTATGGTCCCAAAGATGGGGCACCTGTTCCTGAAATGCTTTGGGTATTAGATCAGATTGAATTAGTGGAAAGGGTTAAGGGCAAACCAAGTGTGATACACTGTTATGAATTAAAGTATGAAGATAAAAACTATTATTATGTCGGACAATTCGGCGATGGACTAGGGGGAGATGAATGAGTGAGCGAGGATATGGAAATAGCGTTAAAGTTATTGACCGATTTGGGGTTCAATATAGTGAAGATTCAAAATCCAAATCAAATCATAGTACAGATCCCACCTTTGCATCCGCAGTCTGGGAAGTGATGGATGAAATTGGCAACCTTCTCATTACGAAACAAGCGGACTATGGCCCAGGGAATGTCAACAATGCTTTTGGTGGTCCTATTAACGGGCTGCTTGTACGCATTGGCGATAAGTTTGAACGGCTTAAAAATCTTTTTAAGAATAAAGAACTACCTAAGCACGAAAGTATAGAGGATAGTTTCAAAGACATGGCAAACTATGCCGTGATTGCGCTCATGGTACAGAGAGGTACTTGGCCCAAACAATGAAACTAATATTAGATCCAGCATCTAGTATGCGCTCATTCTACTTTAACAAAAAGGACGAGCGAGTATTGTTTGGTGACATCCGAAAGAAAGAAACTCATCTTCTTACCAATGGACAAACAATCCACATTGAACCAGATGAAGTTATGGACTTCAGGGATATTCCATATCCAGATAAATCATTTCAATGCGTTATTTTTGATCCACCACACATGCTCAGGCTTAGCGAAAAGTCTTGGATGCGAAAAAAGTATGGCGTTCTTGATGAAAATACTTGGCGGCAAGATATATCTCAAGGATTTTCCGAGTGCTTCCGAGTATTAAAAACTAATGGGACATTGATCTTTAAGTGGAATGAAGTTTCCATTTCACTAAAAGAAATCTTGACCCTTGCCCCCCCCCAGCACAAGCCAGTTTTGGGACACCCATCAGGAAAAAGAATGGGAACACATTGGGTTCTGTTTATGAAAACGGAGAATAAATAATGAAGACAATAGTTATTTTGAGCGATCTCCAGTCGCCATACCATGATGTCGGTGCAACCAACGCTATCAAGAAGTTTATCCGTGCTTATCAACCAGATGTAGTTGCTACATGCGGAGATGAGATTGACTTCCCACAGATTAGCCGATGGGAAGAAGGCGGAGAAGGTGAGTGGCAACGGGATCTGGGTAGACACCGTGACATTACTGTTAAGTTGTTAGAAGATTTAACTGTTGAGCATATGGTACGCAGTAACCACAGCGATAGACTATACAATAAGATTAAGGCAAAGGTGCCAGGGTTCCTTGGCTTACCTGAACTAGAGATAGAACAATTCCTACGCTTAGATGAACTTGGTATCAAGTATCACCATGATCCATTTGAGATAGCTCCTGGCTGGCTACTCATGCACGGAGATGAAGGCAACGTACAACCAACGGCAGGTGCAACAGCACTAGGTCTTGCTAAGCGTGCTGGTATGTCAGTTGCATGTGGACATACACACAGAGCAGGACTTACACACCATACACAAGGCTGGGCTGGTAAGACTAAGACTGTGTGGGGTATGGAACTTGGTAACCTTATGGACTATCGCTATGCCCGTTACATTAAAGCAGGCTTGTTTACTTGGAACAAAGGCTTTGGTATCTTACATGTGGATGGACAGACAGTAGTACCGCAACTCGTACCTATTGTTAAGAATAGTTTTGTTGTAGATGGACATGCGTGGCGCTGGTAAATGATGGTTGAACCAATACGCCAGGTTGGCGGGGATGGTACTCGTGAGCAGTTAGTAGCGAGCCACCTGTCTCAAACATACAACTGGGATTTCTATCCTACTCCCAAGTATTACTTCATAGATTTTCTTGTGAACATTAACCATGGTAATGGCTACGCTAATTACATTGGTGGGGTAGAAGTTAAATGGATGAACCGACCAGCAAACTCAGAGGTTAAGTTTCCTTATCAAAAACTACAACAGATTTGGCTGACTGAACCAGCAACAGATAGACCTGACGCTTTCAATCGTATCGTGATCCGCTATACAGATGCTTTATTAGTCATGCCCGCTAGCGCTTTACGCTGCCTTGATCCTATCTTTGGCTTGACCCGTGCTGATACCAATGAGCATGACTTTAACGTACACTTTAATGCCACTGTAGATTTTCCTGAGTACCTAGTACCGGTGGTGATTAACGAATGAGTTGGCTAGAAGAAGCAGGTGACATAGCTTCACAGGTATCTCGTATCGTACACCGCAAGTATCATACATACTTTGACGTGGCTGACGTTAGGCAAGAGTTAATGCTATGGATCGTGCGTCGTGAGAATAAGGTAAAGCAGTGGCTAGATCACACATCTAATGAAGAGCAGTACAAGGGTGGGGTCAAGCAACTAGGCAAGACACTCACTCGCCACGCTGATCGCTATTGCCGTAAGCGTAAGGCTCAATCACTTGGGTATCAGATAGATGATGAGGCTTACTACTCACCGATTAGTCTCTCTGAATTACTGCCGTTTGTATGGGCCGATGTAGTCAATACTACTGATAGCACTAAGCCACGTGTATCTGGTGGTGGTAACCCTGCTGAGGGTGGCAACTATGTGATTCAACTCTTTGACATACGCCGTGCCTTGGAGAAGTTAGATCCACAGGACAAGATAGTTTTACAGATGAAGTTCTTTGAGCAAATGAATTATGCTGACATTGCTGAAGTGCTAGACGTGTCAGATAGTACAGCTCACCGCAAGGTAGATGGCGCATTGCGCCGGCTGAACCACCGCTTAGGTGGGCAGTCCCCATTCACAGAAGAGGTGCCAGAAGATGACGTATGAGAAACCGATCCACCATCCAGACTGTTATACTGAGATACGTAAATCATTGGGCCATTCATATATGGAACTTATATGGAACTGCGTAGATGAGTGTAAGTTATCGGTATTAAATGAGGATTAAAATAATTACAGGCAAGTCAGATAGTTGGGGCTTTTCTGTAGAGTTTTACCCATCAGATGTTGCTATTACTTTCTTATTTTTACGTTGGTATTTGCTTATTGAAAAGGATTATCATGCCTAGTTATGAATACAAGTGTGGCAAGTGCGGCATACAGTATGAAGTGGAGCGTAGCATGCACGCTGAAGCTACCGATCCGATCTGTTGTGATAGCCCAATGGGTAGAGTGTACTCGGTACCACCGGTTAAGTTTAATGCTGGCGGATTTTACAGTACCGACAACCCCAAGCGTTAGGTTTGTATAGGAGAAGATACAAAAGATAAAACCCCTGGGTCACGAATCCAGGGGTTTTTGTCTGCCGCTACAAGCAGTGGAAGGTCTGCGAGCGAGCATTAACACGGGCAGAAAGGACGGAACCCGTGTCAATCTTTACTAATTGTATCAGGATCTCTAAGCAAAGCAAGTCGGGCATACGAATGGTTATCGTAAGCATGGATCCGCTTGGCATAATCTTTCTTAGCCTTATCTACTGAAGGGTATGGGCCGACAGCTTGTATTAAGTTAAGGCTAGGGTGTACAGCAAAGACTACATACTGCTGGCGTAGTGCTATTAGTTCTTCTACTAATTCAAAGACAGCCTTAGCTAGCCACTCTGCGCTGGGTGCTTCATCATCTAGTAGTGTTACTAATTTTTTTATTTCACTTGGCTTAGGCGCCATTCATTTCCCTAATAATCTTGGCAGCAGTACGCATGCCTGTCCAAAAGTCCGCACTCTTGCCTTCATAGGCAGGGTCTTTAACCTTAGACTCAATCTCTTGAGCAGCACGTTCACGTATCTTAGGTCTATGTATGTCTATGTTTTCAGCAAGTCCAAACTTGTATCTATCTTTAAGCATGACTTCTAGTTCTTCGTAACCGATCTCCATTACTTTAACCTTGCCTTTACCCATGCTTCTTGTAACTTACCCATCCAATTAACACATGCTTCTACGTCCTCATCTAGTGTGAGATAGCCGTATAGTTCTGTGTTATCTAGCCATTGGTTAATGCCAAGCTCTCGCAAGCGCCGGCTAAAGATAACGTACTCATAGTCATTGGATCCATCAAAATACTTGACCTTGGGAAGTATGTCTTTGCGTATGAGATACGTACAGTGAACGACATCACACTTGATAAGCCCTCTGACCTCGCCGTTGAGGATACTGTAATACGCTGGGTTATCTTGATAGTACCCCTGCGGGCTGGTGATATTGTGGTAGTTGGCATATGGTATGTGCTCCTGTTTTCCTAATGCGTAGCGGATTAAGGGAGCCACTACTGGTTGCTTGTATGATACTAGTTTTTTGAGCGTATGTGGCATAACAAAATTGTCCACGTCACACGTGTAGTAGTAGTCCACACCCCACCACATAGCTTTGTCTATTCCTTCTTGGCGTAGCGCGGCTAGTGCCTTAAACCTTGTTGGGTTCCACTCATGTACGCCGTAGTTCTGTACCGGTACGTCAATATCAGAGTCATCTATCTCAATAGAAGCCCAATCGTAATGTATCCAATCCTCATCATCCCTGCGGCCTAAAGTCTTTTGATCTTCTATCCACTCGTGTAGGATCTTTGCCGTGTTATCGTTGTTATTATTGGTGCGAAAGTATAGGTAGACACGATCACGTGGATACTCTAAGCGATCTAAGTTCTGTTCCAGCCATGCTGGCAGGATCTTTTCCTTATCCTTTGCCAATATGTGTATTAAAATCTTGGGCTTTTGTAGCTCCATCAGTACCATCCTTTATCAAATTCATGCTTCAGGGCATAACATGCCTTGTTATTGTAGCGACTTTTCAGATATTTAAGTCCCCATTTAATTTGTGTGTATGGGTTGGTCATGTAATCATTGGCGATCACTGCCATCTTATTAGCCGGTAGAGCTTGCGCTATACCATGTGCTCTACCCTGGCTAGTCCTGCCACCACGGGCTCGTGGATTCCAATGACTCTCCATAGTCCAGAGTGTCATCAAGCATGAGACTTGGATCTCATCCATCTTGTACTTAGCCCGTGCGTAGGCTTGATAGTCCTTTACTCCTACTATGTGGGAGCGTACAGATAGGGCGTCAGCGGGCTTCAGAGGCGTGCTAAGAGCCGTGAACATACTTGCCCCTACTATCCCTATAGATAGTAGGACTAAGCCGTCTTTTCTAAATCTGTTAATGGGTTATCTCCATCTCTGCTGGCTTCAGTTTTCATCTTATCTTTCTTGTTGTTAAGAAGAAAGGACATGTCCAGCATGTCAGTATGAAACGACTTAGGTCGTTCCGCTTGTGGAATTACAGGTACGACTATACCCCTTGCGTCGGCTTTCTCCCTAATCCTCTCTTCCCATACTTGGACACGATCAGAGTATGGTCGTAAGCCTATAGCCTTACGCCGTTCAGAGGGTAGCGTGGCGGCGTAGATACCATAATCCATGCTCGTCGCGTCACTCATGGCGTAGCTTAGGCATGTTCCATTAGCGAACAAAGGACACTCGTTACACACATCCATAGCAAAAATCGCGTTAATGTAGAACTCGTCTGCCTCTGACTTGCTAGCGTTGCGTAACTTGCCAGCGTCAGGAAACCATAGCTCAGGATCATACTCGGCGCATGCCGGCTTGTCGTCAGGCTTAAGCGTCGCCATCCTCTCGCCTTTCCATGATAGATACAAGCGTGAGAGCCATCAACCCACCGACTACACACATACCTAGCACCACTAGGGCTAAATGTATAGTGCTCATTCTCTATCATCCATCTCAATATCTGAGACGACAGATAAGTGAAGAGTCCTACCCCCACCTAAGTCTTTATCCTGCTTCAGATCGTTTAGTGCTTGATCGTAGCCCGCTTGCCATGCTATGCGTATGGCTTCATGGAGCGCGTCAGTAGCTCGCTCTCCTAGTTTTTCTGTGAGTGTCTGTGTCATGCCGCCCATTCTCCTTGCTTCTCTATTGTTATGTCTAGCACCTTGAACTTAT